ATGACACTGTGAACACAGGCACAGAGACGGTTCCAGGTACGGCGGGGCTAACATCTGATCTTTCAATAACACTAACCAACGCTGACAGCTTAGCGGCTGGTGACTTGGTGAGGATCAAACTATTCAGGGATGCAGACGATGCGACGAACGACACAGCCACGGGAGACCTTGAGCTGTGGGCTGTAAGTCTAACTTATACGGCGGCTTAATAGATGGCTATTGATTTATCTGGTGGTTCAGATGGCTATTACCACGATGTCTCTGCTTACGACAACGGCACAACGTCTAGTTGGGTTATATCGGCTTGGCTGAGACTAACTATAAACGGCAATTTCGAACGTATTTTTCACCAGCACAAGCAAACAAACGCTGCCACTGATAGCGTTCAGCTAGTCAAGCTAGGCACTAATAGATTGATGTTTGCGAGGACTACTGGAGACACAGCCGCAAGGATTGTGGCAAGTGATGTTGTTTATAGCGGAACCCAAGACTGGATTCATGTTCTAGCCAGCGTAAAGTTTGGCCAGAAACCGAAAATGTGGATCAATGGGGTTCCCCAGTCTGACGCAACCATATCTGCCCTGGGCACTGGCACTAACAACGCAAGGCTTTATATCGGGAACCGCTCAGATAATAACGCAGCAACAGATTTTACGGGCGATATTGGCCCGAATGCTCACTGGATTACAAACGACAGTACTATTCCAGAGCCAACCGATGATGACGCTTTGCGGCTGTATCATGGGGCAAGCCCTTGGACATTTGCACCGGACAAGCTAGTTTTAGTTAGGAACTTTAATACGGTAGACGAGCCCCCAATCTTTAACCTTTTGGGGAGCAGTGTAAAGTTCGGCACACCAGCACAGTCCGCCGACCATCCACCCATAACAGCGCAAGACCCAATTTTTGTGCCTAGTGCGGCGGGTGGTGGTGGCGGCATCACCACTATACCGCCACGGTTACATAATTCAGATAATCAGTTTGCATCAATCACAGCACATAGGCTGGGGGGCATTTTAGAATGAGAATACCAAGCGGGGTCACAGGCCAATATATTTACTTTGTGGCTGTAGATGCAACAGATTTTGCGACAAGAGAAACGGGTCTAACAACCTTCACTGTATACCGTTCAAGAAATGGTGCAGCGGCGGCGGCTTATACCACACCCACTGTCACTGAGGTTGACTCAACCAACATGCCTGGGCTTTATAAGCTGTTAGTTGATGAAGATATGACCATTGGCGCTGGCAATGATTCTGAGGAGGTTGCGCTGCATGTCACACATGCTGGCATGGCACCCGTCACCAGAACAATTGAGCTTTATAGGCCAAAAATCACTGTTGGTGAAACTCTTGATGTTACATCAGGTGCGGTTGATGATGTCACTTTGGTTGCCACCACAACCACAAATACAGATATGCGTGGAACTGACTCTGCTGCAACAGCGGCGAATCTTGCTGCGTTGAATGATATTGCAGCAACAGACATTGTTTCTAATGGAGCTATCACAACGCTCTCAGGTGCTGTTGTTAATGTTGATCTTGTCGATACAGTCACAACAAACAGTGACATGCGCGGAACAGATAGCGCGGCCACTGCTGCGAATCTTGCGATTGTTGATGGCATCGTTGACAACATCTTGACTGATACGGGTACAGATATTCCCGCTGCACTGACTGCCAACCTAGATGCTATCGGCTCGATCAGTGCAACATCAGCAGCAATCAGCACGCAGGCGTCAAGCTATACGCTGACAACCGGCGTGCAGTCGTCCGGCACAGTTTCTAACACAGAAAATCTTGATGCTGTAGCTCATGAGCATACCGATACAGCGGGCACACTAGACTTATATTATGAGTTTTCAGTTGGAGGTAATGCAACGGGCGTGGCTTGCAATTATGATGCTTTAGTCACAGGCAGCAACGATGTTGTTGATGTCTTTGCTTATAACTGGGGCGGGGCATCATGGGATCAGGTCGGGTCAATTCAGGGCACCAATAGCTCGACAGTATACCTATCAGACTCTGTTAGCCTATTGACGCGGCATACAGGTGCGGGGTCAGATATTGGGCTGGTACGATTGCGGTTTCAGTCGGCAAGTTTGAGTTCTGCAACATTAAAAGTTGACAGGATCAGTTGTGCCTATTCAGTGGTAAGTGATTCTGTTGGGTACGCCAACGGCGCTGTTTGGATTGATACGACATCTGGCGTGGCAGGCACAGAAGCATTTGTGAACGGCGTGGCTGATAATCCTGTTGACAGCTTGGCTGATGCCCTAACAATCGCATCAAGTGTTCTGTTGCGCAAGTTTGAGGTTGGCAATGGGTCGACTGTCACACTAGCCAGCAGCACAGAAAACAAGGTTTTTTCTGGCCATGAGTGGGCGTTGGCTCTTGGCGGTCAATCTGTCGCCAGTACAATGGTGATTGATGCGAATGTGACCGGCACAGGCACAGGGAGTGATTCAGAGTATGACGGGTGCTTGTTTGGTATAGCAAGCCTGGCACCATTCCAAGCCTATGACTGTAGTTTCACAGCAACCACGAGCGGCGGCATGACATTATCCGCTGCCGGGAATTATCGCTTTATTAGCTGCCAATCAGGTGTCCCAGGGTCAAGTTCGCCATTGTTTACTCTTGGCACTGGTGCAATATTGGCCGAGTGGCGCAGGTGGTCAGGTGGCATCACCGTTTCTGGTATTTCATCTGATGACGTTTTGACCATATCGGGTGAGCTTGGCACTGTTACTTTGAACGGGGCAGATGGTCAGGTTGAGATTAGAGGCACTTACAAGGCAATTGTTGACAACCGCACCGGATCGCCAACACTCAACACTGATGGAGCAATTCATGGTGCTGATGTGTCAGCGATACTTGTTGATACCAGTACAACGATACCCGGAACAATAGCAACCATTGATAGCAATGTTGATGCCATTTTGGTTGATACTAATGAGCTGCAAACCGATGACATACCAACGACACTGGCAAGCCTTGCAACGGCATCTGCTTTGGCCACTGTTGATGCCAATGTTGACGCGGTTTTGGTTGACACCGGAACAACGATACCTGCAGCCATTACAGGGTTGAATGATCTATCAGCGGCAGATGTGAATGCTGAGGTTGATACGGCGTTGGCTGATATACACCTTGATCATCTACTTGCTGTTGATTATGACCCTGCATCTAAGCCGGGAACGGCAACCGCTCTGCTGAATGAGTTGGTTGAAAGTGATGCTGGGGTAAGCAGATTTACCATTAATTCTTTAGAAAATGCACCATCTGGATCAGGGGCAAGCGCAGGCGCAATTGCTGACGCGGTTTGGACAGAAGCCATTGCAGACCATAGTGGCACTGTAGGATCAACGGCAGAGGCTTTGGATGGTATCACTGCAGGGTCAGGGTTGACGGCAGCAGAGACCAGGGCAGCGCTTGGTTTGGCATCAGCCAACCTTGATACGCAGCTATCAGCAATTGACACTGTTGTTGATGCGGTTTTGGTCGATACCGGCACCAGTATACCTGCAGACATTGCTGCATTGAATGACATTGCTGCAACAGATATTGTTTCTGGCGGTGCCATTAATACAACAGCAGGCGCGGTTGATAGTGTCACACTTGTTGCGACAACAACCACCAACACTGATATGCGTGGTACTGATTCGGCTGCAACGGCATCTGCTCTTGCAACTGTTGACGGGATTGTTGACGCTATACTGGTAGACACAAACGAGCTGCAGGCCGACAATATACCTGGAACACTGGCAACTATTGCAGGGTATGTTGATACAGAAATCACAGCGTTAATTTCAGCGGTTAATACCATTGACGGAATCGTTGACAATATCTTGGTTGATACAAATGAGCTACAGACAGACCTTGCTGACGGTGGTCGCCTTGACCTTATACTGGATGCTATTCTATCCGACACAGGGACAGATGGCGTTGTCCTTACTACAGCAGAGCGCAACGCAGTGGCTGACGCCATATTGGATCGGGATATGTCAACAGGCACCGATTCTGGTTCACCCACTGTGCGCACTATGCGTCAGGCGTTAAGATTTAACCGCAACAAGGTAACAATTGCGGGAGGCACATTAACAGTGACAAAAGAAGATGATGTAACAACATCGCATACTGCCACAGTCACAACGGCGGCAGGTGATCCAATCACAACGGTTGATCCAGCATGATGATGTGGCTGCTTTTCCGGTTGGGTGATGCGGAAATTGTCGCACCTACTGTGCCAGGGTTGGAATATACAGCCCCGTCACACACGATACATTATACGGCGGTCGTGAATCGGCTGCAGTACACTGCACAGGATGATGACTGATGACAGGCACAGCAATTGAAATCAATGAAATGACCACACGAGAATTGCGTCATTTTTCTGTCAATATGGAACCGCAACTTGATACAGATGAAACGCTGTCAGGCACACCAACAGTCACAGAAGAATCTGGCAATCTAACGCTGACGGGCAAGGCTGTTAGTACAGCACTGCTATCAATTAGCGGGGTATCTGTGGCTATTGGTCAGGCAGTACAGTTCACCGTTGGTGCGGCTGAGAGTGGAAGTTATACAATTGTGATAGTCTGTGGAACGTCTGCAGGCCAAACAGTTGATTTGGAGTTAATTGTAAATGTTTGTTAAGCAGTCGCAGGGCGATTGCGGGCCGGGGGCCGACAATGAAGTTGTTGACAAAGAAACAAGAAGGGTTTGCCGTTGATTATGCTTTGCATGGGAATGCGGCGCGGGCGTATAGAGATAATTATGACACCAGTAAATGCACAGAAAAAAGCATTTTCGAGCTGTCAAGTAGGCTGCTGAAGCGTCCAGCGGTTGCGGCAAGAATTGCAGAGCTGCAGGCGAAAAAAAGGGAAGTTGCAAACGAAAACTTTAAAGTTGATGCGCTTTATGTGTTGAAACGTCACAAAGAAATTGATGACCTTGACATCATCGACATTATGACTGAGTGCTGTACAGCTTTGCGCCCGTTAAGTGAATGGCCAAAAGCATGGCGCACCACATTGGCAGGCATTGATGTTTCTGATGTGTTTGAGTACCAAGAAGGCGAAAAAATAAATGTTGGCTTTCTGAAAAAGATCAGATGGCCAGACAAGATTAGAAACCTTGAATTGCTTGGCAAGCATGTTGAGGTGCAGGCATACAAGGACAGAGTTGATGTTGCTGCAACCACAGAACACAACATCATGGTGATACCAAGCTGTACCAGTGTTGATGATTGGGAAGCTGAAGCCAAGAAGAATCAGGCGACAGCTTGACCGCAAATGTAGTTTGGCAGCCTCTCAAGGGTTCGCAATGTTTGGCGTTGAGCTGCCCATGCGATGAAACCTTGTATGAAGGCACCAGGGGGCCGGGAAAGACGGCAGCGCAACTTGCTAGATTTAGGTCAAGGGTTGGGCTTGGCTATGGTTCGTTCTGGCGGGGTGTGATCTTTGACAGCGAGTTCAAAGATTTGGCAGATTTAATTGTGCAGTCGAAGCGCTTGTTTAATGCGTTTAATGATGGCGCACAGTTTTTGAAATCAGCCACAGAATTAAAGTGGGTTTGGCCAACAGGTGAAGAATTACTATTTAGGCATGGGAAGTCAGAAGATGATTATTGGGGCTATCATGGGCAGGAATTCCCTTTTATTGGATTTAATGAGCTAACAAAGCAAAAGGATGATGGATTGTATGCTGCAATGTTTTCTTGTATGAGGTCATCATTTAGGCCGCAAGATTACCCGTTGAAAGATGGGTCATTGCTGCCGCCTATACCTTTGGAAATGTTCAGCACAACAAACCCCTTTGGCATTGGCCATGCTTGGGTGAAAAAGCGGTTTATAACACCAGCACCTCGCGGCACTGTGCAACGACACACCCAAACGGTTTTTAACCCGCAAACCTTGAAAGAGGAAACAGTAACACTGACGCGGGTGGCAATACATGGATCATGGCGTGAAAATCCCTATCTAGACCCGAAATACATTGCCATGTTGATGGCTATCAAAGACCCAAACAGAAAAGCGGCATGGGTTGATGGCTCTTGGGATGTTACAGCAGGTGGTCGATTTGACCATATTTGGTCAGAAGCACACCACGTTGTTGCACCGTTTAAGATACCGAAATCATGGCGCGTTGATAGGTCGCATGATTGGGGTGAATCCAAACCTTTTGCTAATCTATGGTGGGCTGAGTCTGATGGCGCACCCGCACAGACAAGCGAAGGCGAAAAGCATTACCCTGCAGGATCGTTGTTTTTAATTGGTGAGTGGTATGGCTGCCCACCCGATGAGCTTAACAAAGGCTTAAACATGGGATCAGGTGACGTTGCCAAAGGGGTCAAATGGATTGATGGCGCGATGATGGGCAAGGATGAGCCAAAGCCGGACTGTGTAACAAAGGGTCAGGTGAATGCAACCAGCGGCATCTGTGACAAGGTGCAAGCTGGCCCCGCTGATTCATCAATCTATGATGGCGGTGATAATGAGCAATCTATTGCGCAAAAGATGGCAGCCAGTGGTGTGAAGTGGACAAAAGCAAACAAAAGCCCTGGCACACGAAAATCAGGGGCAACCCTATTCTGTGAAATGCTGCAGGCTGTAGTTGATGGCAGCAAAAAAGAATCAGGAATGCCTGAAGATACAGGCTTTTATGTATTCGACAATTGCCGCGGTTGGATTGGGCGCGTTCCAATATTGCCAAGGGATAAAGTCATAACAGATGATGTTGACACAAAAGCAGAAGATCACGATTGGGATGCAACAAGATACCGGGTTTTGAACACAAAACGTGAAGCAATGACAATCAATATGAGAGCAGCAACATGACACATGATGTAACCTTTACCCGTTCAGAATATGACAACGCAATTTATGCCTGGACATTGGTAGATGATGTCTGCGCTGGCCAAGAGCGCGTGAAAAGTAAAGAGGAGGCGTATCTACCAAAACCAAATGCGGCTGATAAAGGGCCTGAAAATGCAATGCGCTTCAAGCAGTATTTAGCCAGGGCGGTATTTTTAAACGCAACAGGGCGCACGCTGGCTGGAATGGTTGGTGCTGTGTTTGATAAAGAACCGACAATGCAGGTGCCATCTGCTCTTGATTATGTTGAGGATGATGTTGATGGTTCTGGCGTTTCTATCGAGCAGCAAGCGCGTAGCTGCCTATCAAAGATTTTAAAATGTGGGCGTTCAGGATTGTTGACAGACTACCCCAAAGTTCAGGGCGCAACATCAAAGGCCGATCAGGTCAGCGGCAAGGTGCGCGCCAACATCCTGCTAATTGATGCAGCCAATATTGTTAATTGGCGCATTGAGAAGATTGGGGCAGTTTACAAACTTGTGTTGCTGGTGTTTAAGGAGTCAGTATCTGAGGCCAGTGGCTTTGGTGTTGATGTCATTGATCAGTATAGGGTGTTGCGGCTAGAGGGCGGCGTTTATACTCAAGAGATTTATAGAAAGAATAAAAAAGAGTGGGTTTTATTTGAGGAGCCAATAATCATATTAAATGGCAGCGGCGGCTCGTGGTCTGAAATTCCATTCACCTTTGTCGGTGCCAATAATAATGACGCGACCATTGACCCATCGCCACTGTATGACATGGCTGAAGTAAATATTGCTCATTATCGCAACTCTGCTGATTATGAAGATTCGGTATATTTTTGCGGCCAAGTGCAACCGTGGATGTCTGGACTTTCAGAAGAATGGCGTGATTGGATGCAAGAAACGGGTATTTTTATTGGATCACGCGCACCAATTCTATTGCCTGCAGGCGGTTCATTTGGAATGGAGCAGGCACAGCCAAATACAATGGCAAAAGAGGCAATGGATCAAAAGCAAGATCAGATGGTGGGGCTGGGGGCAAGAGTTGTACAGCCTGGATCGGTTGCTAAGACAGCAACAGAGGCCGCTGGCGATCAAAGCGTGCAGCATTCTGTGTTGTCGTTGGCTGCTGCCAATGTTGCATCAGCTTATCAAAAAGCCTTGGGCTGGGCTGTAGAATTTATGAATATTACAGGTGAGGTTGAATTCTCACTGAATCAAGACCTGTCAAACCAAGAAATGTCTGCACAGGACATCACAGCATGGATTGCAGCGGTTCAGAGTGGACATCTACCAAAAACAGACTTTTGGCAACGGTTGCGGGCTGCAGAATATATTGACCCATCCAAAACAGATGAAGAAATCAGAGAGGAGCTTGATTCTGATGATTCAGGGTTGGAGCTTGATGATGTGCCGGTTGTTATGGGCGCAACAGATGACAGGGATGTTGACCACGATTTAATACAGGGTAATCTGCCGCAAAACCGGATGACATAGATGGCGACATCACCGCAACTGATAGAGCAGTCCACCCGGCATCAAGTATTCTTGGAGCGTGTCAAATCTGGTGAGGCTGCCAAATTTGCCGCATTCCTTAAGGAAATGGATGTGCAATTGCGGTTGCGGTTATCTGCTGAAACCATGACTGACTTTTCACGCGGTAGGGTTGAGCGCCTAATCACTGGTGTCAATACAGACTTAAATGCGATATATGCACGCTATCTTGGCACCCTGCAGACAGACTTGGCAGATATTGCCGACTATGAAGCAGGTTTTGAGGCTAGATCAATTGATCAGGTTGTGCGCGGCTTTGAATCTGTTATTCCATCACCAGAGCAGGTCAGGGCGGCTGTCTTGTCTGCGCCTTTATCTGTGCGCGGTGTTGGTGGCGGCAAATTGCTTGATGCTTTTATGCGTGATTGGTCAGCCAATGATGTTGAGAGAATATCAGGCGTGATCCGGCGTGGCTTTTATGAGGGTCAAACAAACGCTGACATGATACGCACAGTGCGTGGAACCAGGGCTAACAAATACAATGACGGTGAACTGGCTATCACCAACCGTGGCGCAAAAGCGATGGTCAGAACAGCGGTGCAACATACCGCATCTATTGCAAGGCAAGCAACATGGGATGCCAACAGTGATCTAGTGAAAAAAGTGAAATGGGTGTCAACACTTGATGGCCGTACCACTCAGATTTGCAGGTCATTGGATGGTCAGTTATTCCCTGTTGATTCAGGGCCAAGACCGCCAATTCATGTTTCATGCCGGTCAACAACTGTTGCAGAGCTTGATGATGAGTTTGATTTTTTAAAGGCTGGGGCTACAAGGTCAAGCGTCAATGGGTACGTTGCACAAGATCAAACATATTATCAGTGGCTAAAGAAGCAGCCGAAGGCATTCCAAAACAGCACGCTTGGAGTGCGCAGGGCGGCATTGTTGCGCAATGGTGGGCTGTCATCAGAACGATTTGCAGAATTAAATTTAGGCAAGAATTTTGAACCATTGACACTGGCAGAAATGCGCCGATTGGAACCTTTAGCGTTCGAGCGCGCGGGGATATAATTGTCAACAATTAGAACAAAAGAACACCGCCCCACTTGTGGGGTGCTTAATAGGCGGGCAGGGCTTGCCACAAAATATATCCGGGGGATATAAAATGTTACAATACCAACACGATAGTATAGAAGAAATTGATGAATCACAACGCTCTTTGTATACAGAGCAAGATGGAAAGTTTGTTTTAAGTGTTGATGGCATTCCAAAGCCTGACACATCTGAAGCTGACAAGCGCATCGAGGCGATGGATTCAAAAATTCAAGAGCTTCTGTCAGAAAAGAAAGGGCTTGCAGCCAAAGCAAAAGAAGCTGAAGCACTGGCGGTTGCAGAGGCTAAGGAATTAGCAAAGAAAAACGGCGATACTGACGCGCTCGAGCAAAGCTGGCAAACCAAGTTTGACACAACCGTCAACGGTTTAAAAGAAGAATACCAGCCAAAAATTACACAACTGGAAAGCCTGCTGCATAACGCAACAGTAACATCAAAAGCAACCCAAATGGCATCAGAGCTTGCTGTCCAGGGAAGCGCAAGGGCTTTATTGCCACACATACAATCACGACTGCAGATGGAGATTCGTGACGGCAAGGCGGTAACAGTTGTGACAGATGCAGACGGAAAACCTTCTGCATTAACAGTTGAAGAATTAAAAAATGAATTTATTGGTGATCCGGCGTTTGCGCCGCTCATTGTAGGTTCAAAAGCTGCAGGCGGCGGGGCCAATGGCAGTGACGGCGGGGCCGGGAGTACGAAAACACTAAAACGCGCCGACTTTAACGCGAAAAGCCCAACAGAACGAATGGCTTTTGTTAAAGATGGCGGCACCTTAATTGATTGATGGAGTAAAATATAATGGCTAGTACCATTACAAACCTAATCCCCGACCTTTACACCGCTGCTGACACAGTTTCACGTGAAATGGTTGGTTTAATCCCTGCTGTAAGTTCAGATATGTCATTTGAGCGCGCGGCACAGGGTCAAGTTGTGCGTTCACCTGTTGCACCTGCTGCAACAGCTTCTGACATCACCCCAGCGGTTGACACCCCTGATGATGGTGATCAGGTAATCACTAATGTTGATATGACCATCAGCAAAGCGCGGCGTGTACCAGTTCGCTGGAATGGTGAGCAGTCAATGGGCTTGAATAGTGGCCCTGGCGTTGGCAACATCGTTGTTGATCAGTTTGCACAAGCAATGCGCACACTTGTCAATGAGGTTGAGGCTGACTTGGCTGGATTGCATATTGCTGCATCCCGCGCATACGGTACTGCCGGCACCACGCCTTTTGCTACCGCTGGCGACTTTTCAGATGCTGCACAAGCAATGAAGATTCTGAAAGATAACGGCGCACCACAGATGGATAATCATCTGGTTATTGACACTTCTGCAGGTGCCAGCTTTATTGGTAAGCAGGCGCGTGTTGATTATGCTGGTGATCCAAGCATACAGCGTCAGGGCGTATTAATGCCTTTGACCGGCTTTGATTTGCGTGAATCCGGCCAAATCCTCACACCAGCAAAAGGCACAGGCGCATCAGCTACCACTGACAATGCCGGTTATGCTGTCGGCGCAACTGTATTGACTTTGGCTGCTGTTGGTACTGGTACCATTCTTGCGGGTGATGTTGTTACATTTGCAGGCGATACGAATCAGTATGTTGTTGAGTCTGGCGTTGGTGCAGTATCTGGTGGCGAAATCACTATTGCCGCACCCGGGCTGAAAGTGGCGATGTCTGCCGCGACAAAAGCAATCACTGTTGTTGCTGCTGCTGCTCGCAACATGGCATTCAACCGTGGCGCAATTGCTTTGGCAACACGCGCACCTGCACTGCCTGAATTGGGTGATTCTGCTGTTGATCGTCAGATCATCACTGACCCGCGTTCAGGTTTGAGCTTTGAAGTATCGCAATACATGCAATACAGACAAGTTCAGTTTGAGGTGGCTTTGGCTTGGGGTGTTAAAGCCGTTAAGCCAGAACACATGGCACTGTTGTTAGGCTAAGAAAACGGGGGGCTGTAATGGCCCCCTATTTTTTCATTGTTTAGAATGGGTGCTTTATGAGTGGAACATGCGAAGTGATGAAGGTGAAACCCTGGGGAAAAGATCAGGGCGACTATGTAGAAATTAATGTTGAGGATTTTGACAAAGATAAGCATCAGAAATATTCTGAGGCTAGATCAAAACCGGCAACAAGAAAAGGCACAGCCTCGAAATCTGAGGGCTAATTGTGGCCATAATAATTGAAGATGGCAGCCGGGTTTCTGGTGCCACAAGTTATATCACCGCTGCTGAATTGGCAGCCCATGCGTGCGCGCGTGGCTTGACCCTATCAAGACCACCAAAAGTATTAATTGCAGAGTCAATGGATTTTTTAGAATCTTTTGATAAGCGGTTTGTTGGGCAGAGGGTTGCAAGAGATCAGGCGCTATCATGGCCCCGCACAGATGTTGTGCTTGAGGGTTGGTCATGGTCGAGTGCCGAGATACCACGACAGGTAAAAAACGCACAGCTTGCCTTGTGCATCGAGGCTGATGCCTCGCAGGATTTATTTAATCCGCCAGATGCCGAATTGCCAGCTATACGCAAAAAGGTTGATGGGGCGGTTGAAATTGAATACGCCAATCCTGGCCAAGCGTTAAAAGTTAACAAGACCCAAAAATCCAGAGCGCACATTAATATCTTGCTGAATAATAATGGCATGTTTTTGGTGCGTGCTTAAATGGCTTTTTATGATGACATGGCTGCAGTTGCTAACACTCTGATTGATGAGTTTGGCCAAACGATCACACTGCAGAGAAAGGCTGACGGCACCTTTGATAATGTCACAGGCGTTGAGGCGGGCGGCAGCACGTCATTGATTACCCAAAAGGGTATTGTTTCACAGTATAAATCTGATTTGATTGATGGGCAGAGAATCCAAAGCGGTGACAGAATGTTAATTCTGGATAACACACAAACACCTGTATTGACTGACAAGGTTTTGGTAGGCGCTGAATATTGGAGCATCATTGATATTGTGGCAAAGAATCCTGCAGGCACACCGCTTGTGTATTTTGTGCAGGCTAGAAAGTGAGCTTTGAGGGCGACATTAAAAGTTTTGGTTTAAAGCTAAATGGCGCAAGCGATAGAATGATCAAGGGCGTTGAAATAGCCCTGTTTTCTGATGTCATACAAGACACCCCGGTTGATGAGGGTAGATTGGTTGGCAATTGGCAAGTGACATTTGGCCAGCCATCCACAGGTACTGTTGAGGGTGTTGATCCTGGCAGATCAGGGACAATAGGAAAGATGACCACAGTGGTCAACAGTAAAAAAGGTGGGCGGGTCACATGGATGACCAACAACCTACCATATGCGGTGCCGATTGAATACGGCGGTTCTAAAGGTAAGGCACCACAGGGCATGGTAAGAAAAAATATCACGCGATTTGCCAAGCTGGTAAAAGAGCAAGAGTCTAAAACAAGAATATGATATATAAGATTGATTCAGCATTAATTCAGGCATTTGATGACGGCGCTTTTGGGCTAGATTATGCCGTTGAAAACAAGAGCTTTGTGCCTGTTGTTGGCACACCGTATGCTGAAGTTTACATCTTACACGCACAGCCATTTGTAAACACAATGGGTGATGGTGGTGAAGATTTAATTTCAGGGATCATGCAGATCAACCTGAATTATCCAGTGAATACTGGGGTTGGTGCAGCCAATCAAAAAGTAACAGAAATACGAAATGTTTTTAAGGCGGGATTTAGGCCGTCTTATTTGGGGCAGGAAGTCTTTATCACCAGTGCAGGCAAAGGGCCGTCTGGAAATATAGACTCGTTTTATCAAATCATTGTAAATATTAATTGGGAAGCAAGGGTGCAAAGATGACTATAGCGGCAGGCGTTAATAAAAAGGTTGCGATCAAGAAGGAAACATCTTGGGGCGTGGCCCCTGGTGCTACTGGTGCGCAATACATGAGGCGTGTTTCTTCTAGCCTCGATCTGGTGAAAGCCATTAATGAGAGTGCAGAGATTCGTGATGATGGTCAGGTGGCTGATTACCGTCACGGCGTGCGCAGTGTTGCAGGTTCAATTGATGGTGAATTATCAGTTGGCACTTACAATGATCTGTTTGAGGTTGCTTTGCGGCAGGATTTTCCCGCTGCAGCTACCACAGGCGCTGTTGCTGTCATTGCGGTGACGGGTACGGGTACAGAGTTCACTCGCTCCACTGGCTCCTACCTTACAGACGGTTTCAAGTTGGGTGATGTTGTAAGTGCTTCGGGGTTTACTACAAGCAACAACAACGCACACTATGCGATGATCACGGCGTTGACTGCAACGGTGATGACGGTTGCCACACTTGATGGCACTGTGCTGACAGATGAAGCTGAAGGCGATACGGTCACGCTGGCGATGGTTGGCAAGAAAACATTTGCGGCTACAGGCACAAAAACAGATCAATCTGTTGCAATTGAACACTGGCACGACGACATCAATCAAAGTGAGTTGTGTTTGGGTCTGAAGCCACAGAGCATCAGCATTGGTTTGCCGCCAACAGGCATGGCGACAATTTCAATTCCTATGCTTGGCAAGGATAGAACAAACGACACATCACAATATTTCACCTCTGTTGCTGCTGCAGGTACTGACCCAGTTTTGGCGGCCGTGAGTGGTTTTATCTATGTTGACGGCGCTGCTGTTGCATTAATTACCGGCATGGATTTTGTCATTGATACTGGTCTAAGCACAGAGCCTGTTGTTGGTTCAAATGTAAACCCTGCTATTTTCAGAGGCCGCATTAAAGTTTCTGGCAATATGAGCGTGTATTTTCAGGATGCAGTGTTTAGAGATTATTTTGACAATGAAACTGAAGTGCCTATTTATGCAGTATTTAAAGGCGGTTCAACTGCTAACCCTGAATTTATATCTTTTGTATTTCCAAGGGTGAAAGTTGGCGGTTCATCTAAAGATGACGGTGAGAAAGGCTTGGTGCAAACTATGCCCTTTACGGCGCTTCTGAATGGTGCTGGTGGTACGGGTATCAATAGCGAAAACACGACAATCAGTATTCAGGATTCACAAGCATAATATAATAATGAACACGCGGTCAGCTACTGGGGCCGCGCAGTTTAGAGGGTTGGGCATGACAAGCAAGAGAGAAAAGTTTTACACGCGAGAGCAGGCCAGCAAGGGAATCAAAGTTTTCTTGACCGACATGGCCACAGGCAAACTTTCTAATGAATGGATAATCATTCGGAGCATTTGGAGTGATGAATTTCAAGAGGCCAAAGAAGTTGCAGTGCAGCAGGCTTTCAAAGATGCGGCGCTTGAAAATGAAGATGAGAAAAAGGCAGCACATAAGGCACGCAAACTTGATTTGCTTGTATCGTTAGTTGCTGGTTGGTCATTTGATGAAGAATTCACAGAAGAAAATATCAAGGAGTTTCTGACAGAAGCGGTTCACCTGCCAGATCAGATTGACAAGGTGTCAACACAAAACAGCCGTTTTTTTGGGAAAGCCTCGAAGCCTTAAACAATTGGGCGGCGCTGGAAATTGAATACAGCAAGCCGCCAGAAGGCGCAACAGATGGAATTTCTACTAAAACCCACCTTGAGGCAGTGGAAAAGTCAACAGGAATCACCCCGGCAGAGCTGATCGAGCAGGGAGAATGCCCAGAGCATCTGCAATATTTGTGGGGTTGGTTTTTGGAGCTGAAGCACCCGGCCAGCTATTCAGAGCTGAGTGCTTGGGCAGAGCTAACCAATCGCAATTTGAGTGCTTGGGAAGTCAAAATACTAATGAAGCTGTCAAGAAAGGTATAGAGAATGAGCGTTTGGGCAACACTAGGCATAAAAGTTGATAGCTCTGACGTTCCAAAGGCTGAAAAACGCCTTAAGGGTCTAGCAAAGCAAGGTGGCAGAACAGAAAAAGCCACAGATCAGCTTGGCAACTCGTTCAAGCGCATTGCTGGCCCCCTGGCTGCTTATCTAGGCACAAGGCAGATCATTGCGTCAGCAGATGCGTGGACAGGCTTAGGCAACCGTTTACGCGTTGTCACAGACAATTCAGCAGACTTGATTGCAGCACAGGATGCCGTTTTTCAGATCGCACAAGAATCACGCCAACCGCTCGACGCAACAGCAGAGCTTTATCAACGAATCGCAACCAACCAGGATGCCCTGGCTATATCAAGCGCGGGCGTTGCTGGTGTGGTTGAAACTATCAACAAAGCGGTTGCCATCAGTGGAACATCTGCAACATCAGCAAATGCGGCATTAGTTCAGTTAGGGCAGGGCTTTGCGGCAGGCGTGTTGCGTGGTGAAGAATTGAACTCAGTACTTGAGCAGGCACCGGCACTAGCCAAGGCGCTTGCTGATGGTTTGGGTAAAGATGTTGGTGAGCTAAAGGCGCTAGGAGAGTCAGGCACGCTGACAGCAAAAGCGGTCATTAATGCGCTGCAGTCACAGGGTGATGCCGTTGATGGCAAGTTTCAACAAATCAACGCAACCGTTGAACAATCTGTCACTGTATTTGGCAACTCACTCACCAAGGTAATTGGCACAATCAATGAGGCATCCGGAGCAAGTGACGGTTTAAGTGGTTCAATTCTAGGTATTTCAGAATATCTTGACAGCGGTGCATTCACCACAAGCATTCTTGAGACGATGGCCATCTGGCGTGGCACGATTGATGCGACCACTGACAGCCTCGGTGATATGGGGGATGAAACAGAGCTGCTTGGCACTATTGGGTCAGATACTGTTGATTTTATTGTAAGCGCCTTCAAAGAAATGCCAGCAAATATTGCCGCCATCACTAAAGTCATTGTGGTTGAGTTTGTGTCTGCGTTTGACAAGCTGCAAAATCATGGGCGGCTGTTTGCTGATACCATCAAAGCCATTTTCACTGATGACACGATTGATGCCGCGTATAAAAGATTTCAAGAGGCAGAAGTTGGCATCAATGATGCTAGGCAGTCAACAATACAAACCATTTTTGATGAAAGAGAGGCGGTTTTACAACTTGCTGCTGCACAGGCCAAACTGCAAGAAGATGAACAAAAAGCAAGAGAAAAAGAGCGGGCAGAGAGAGAGGCAAAAATTGCCCAGTTGCGCAAAGATGCAAAAGCGGGTGGCGGTGTTGGTGTAGTTGACGAAGAAGCGGTCAAGGCTGCAGAACGACTTCAAAAAGCATATCTAACCACTGCAGAAGGGTTGCGGGAACAAATAGCACTGTTTGATCAGGTTGGCGAGGCTGCAGCTCTACGGTATGCAGTTGAGCAAGGCGCACTAAAAGACCTGACAGAGCCACAGAAACAAAACCTTTTGATCATGGCAGAGCAGCTTGATGCGATGGAAGCACAAAAAGACTTTGCAGATGAGGTGCAGCAGATCATTGAAAACGCGGTGCCTGCAGCACAGAAACAGGTTGAGGAGTTGCGCGGCCAGATAATGATTCTCAAGGTTGCAATGGATGAGGGCGAAATATCAGCAGAAACCTATGCAGCATCAGTTGGACACATCAACGAGAAGATAGCGCAAACAGTTAAAGATGCAGACAAGTTTGGTGGTGAAGTTGAAAAGCTGGGTGGTGAGATTGATGAGGCGCTACTGTCAGGCGTATCAAATGCCATTGGCGGTGTTGAGGATTGGGAAAAACAATTTTTAGCATCCATTGCCAAAATTATCATTCAATTGGTAGCCTTGAAAGCTGCTCAGGCATTCGGCACAACTGGAACTGTTGGCGGCGATTCCGGCAGCTTGGGTGTTGGTGCCTCTGTGTTGGGCGGCATCTTTGGCAAAACGGGCGGCGGGGCTGCAGCGGCATCAACTGGCGGGTCATTTCTTGGCAACATTGGTGGCTTTCTAGGCTTTAAGGATTCGGGCGGTTTTGTTGGTGCCGGCCAGTTTGCGGTGGCGGGTGAAAAGAGGCCGGAAATCATCACAGGCCCAGCAAACATTATTGGCGGTGCAGAAACTGCAGCCATGATGAGCGGAAAAACAAACAACAACAATGTCACTGTGCAGATCAACGGTGATGGGCTGAGTGATAGGGCGGCCAAGCGTGCTGGCGGTATGGCGGGCGCTGCTGCTGTCAAAGCAATGAACAGAATGCAACGGTATACATAAATGTTTATTGATGAACGATTAACAGAAAAAATGAGCTACGGTTCAGGGTTTTCTGATAGCTTTGAAAACACAAAAACAGAGGTGTTGGGTGGTCGTGATTTTAGGCGGTTAATCCATCCCTATGTGTTGTTTAGCCAGGATATGCAAACATCGGATTTGGATGCAACTATTCAATCAGATGTTGTGGCCATGTTCAGGCGTGCGAGTGGGCAATTTAATTCTTTTAGGGTGAAACATCCCTATGACTTTTCGACAAATGCGCTTGTTGGCGTACCTACTTTTGATGATCAGGTGTGTGAGGTTGGTGACGGCGTGTACCATCTTACTCAATGGTACGATGACGAAACCATCACAACGGCGGCGCGGCGCAGAATATTAAAGCCGAATGCTGGCACTGTGTTGGTTGGCATTCGTGATGATCTTGATAATGCACAGGCGGTTGTCAATCATTTTACTGTTGACTATACAACAGGTGAAATCACCTTTGATGCTAATGATCAATACACCGTCACAGGAATCACTGCAGCCGCGTCAGCCGTTGTGACTATCGGCACACACTCTCTTGTAGCTGATGACACTGTACATTTTTCGGCTGTTGTTGGCATGACAGAGATCAACGGGTTGCGCGGAAAGATCACCGCCATCACAGCAACAACCATCACGGTTGATATAGATTCTTCTGCATTCTCAGTCTATGGCTCTGCAGGCACCATCAACACAGAGCCGCAATCAAGCGAGATTGTAACCGGCGGCTGTTATTTTGACATTCCTTGTGTTTTTGAGAATTCAACATTAGATATTGACAGATCCAGTTTTGAAATATTGTCAACATCAATTGGCATTATTGAAACATACAACCCATAAGTGATTTTTGAATGAAAAGTGTTGTTGCTGATCCAGAAACCAGAGTCACATGCGCCCGCATTGAAACTGTCGGGGGGCTGGTGTTTAGGTTTGCGTGGTATCCACACAATCTGATCATGTCCAATGGTGAGGTATATATTACTGACCCGTTTTTCGAGCCGTCAGACGTTGTGTCTGAGGTTGGTTTGTCGCCTTCAGTGTTCGACAGTCAAGCATTCTTTGATTCTGCCGGAATCACCCGCAATCAGCTTTTGTCAGGCGTGCTTGATAATGCGCGCGGCTATCTATTTGAAACGTCATGGGCGGCACCTGTAGAAGATGAGGAGGCTATCAAAAAAACGATTTTTGGAAAGTCTCGCATTGAAGATGATCAATATATTATAGAATCAATGAGTTTAAGCGACCCTGCAAGCCAATCAGTTGGCACACAAGTTTCTGCAAAATGCACGCATACTTTATTTGATGAGACGCTTGACAGCACAACATTAATTGCGACTGACAGAAGCCGCTGCACTGGCCCCAGAGCTGCACCAGATGGCCCTGTTTTGGCTGATTACCTTGTGACAGGCACTGTGACGGGCGTGACATCGCAATCCGTTTGGACTGATACAGGGCGCACTGAAGATGCTGATTATTTTGCGCTTGGTTCTGTGTTATGGCTGACGGGTGACAATTCAGGATTGCGCAGCATGTCAATCAAGGATCATGCAACAGGTGGTGTCTTTACGCTGCAAGAAAGCACGTTTTCAGCCATCCAAGTGGGTGATACTTACAAAATGATTCCTGGTTGTGATAAAAAGCGTTCAGGGTCGTGTGTGACCGTTTACGACAATGCTATTAATTGCGTAGCAATGGAAGATGTGGTGACTGAGGAAGCGTTCAACGCGTATGGCACAAATGGAAACTAAACTGCAAGCACAAATCATTGCTTTGGCGCGGGAGTGCTTAGACACGCCTTTTAAGCACCAGGGCCGACTGTGTGGCGTGGCGATGGATTGCGCCGGGATTCCTGCACATATATTTCAGGGGTTGAATCTGCCGTATAATGATGGTGATGGTTATCCCCGCAGGCCGTTTCGGGGGATGCTTGAAACCATATTGGGCGACCAGCCCAGCCTAGAAAAAATCAGAATATCTGAGATTCAGCCAGGGGATTTATTGCTTTTCAGAATATCGACGGCACCCCAGCACATTGGCTTATACACTGGACAGACAATCATTCATGCCTTTGCGCCTGTTGGGAAGGTCACAGAACAACCGTTTGCACCATGGAAATCACAAATAACGCACGCTTACAGGTTTAAGATATGAGTGTTGGTCAGGTACTTGGCACCGTTGTTGGTGGTGTTGTTGGCTTTGTAGGTTCTGGCGGTAATCCGGCAGTGGCTGCGCAAGGTGCTGCCATAGGTGGAAGCCTTGGGGCTGCTCTTGATCCGGCCCCAGGCCCAGTAATTGAGGGGCCGCGCCTAGACGATCTGACGGCAATGACCGCAAAATATGGCGACCCAGTGGCCAATATTAATGGCACTATTGGTGTCCGTGGTCAGATGATCTGGATAGAAAACGGGAAAATGAAAGAAACCCGCACAGAGGAGGAGGCAGAAGGCAGCAAAGGCGGTGGTGGTGGTGCCACCAATGTGACCTATACCTATTCAGTAACGTGCGCAATCTTAATCGCCGACCATCAAATTGACGGAGTTGGGCGCATTTGGTTTGGCCCTGATTTGGTTGCAAATTCTTTTGCTGAAGATTTGGCCAGTGCAGCGGCTTCATCTAATGTTTTCCCGGCAGCAACCCTGCAAGCAAATTCGGGCCTGTTAAAGACAACGCTTGCCACAAACCCAGCACCAGGAACAGTCAGATTATACCCTGGATATGACGACCAGCCTGTTGATCCTCGTATGGCTGCAGACTTGCCAAACGGGGAATGCCCCGCCTATCGCGGCATGTCCCTGTTGATGCTTTATGATTACCCGTTGGCCCGCTATGGTAACTCGCCAAGCGGCTTGCAGGTAAAAGTTGAGGCCATCAATAGCGGCACAGCAGACAGCCCTGTTCTTTTGGGTTCTGTCGATGTAGATATAGCTGGCAGCACAAAGACACATGCTTCCCAATACCTAAACCAAGAGGAGGCAGTGGTCTATCAGGTCCAGGAAGCGGATAACGACTTTCAGAGGCGAATAGAATACACGCTTGACAGTCACACCGGAAACTATGGGGGATATGTTGATCTTGGTCGGCTTGCGTCAGCTTGGCAAGATGTGGATGGCCCCACGATCCCGCGACAGCCCTCATTATGGAGCAGTCTTTCTAACTCCTATTTTAACGGTGCTAATGGCTGGGTAGTTTATAAAAATGAAACTATGTTTGGGTGGAGCAACTTTTCAGGCCATTTGTATTTTCCAGACGGTTCGCGCATCGCAGAAATCACCGACACAATGGCTATTTGTGTTGATGATTCAAACAATCTCTATGTTTTGCATGGTGATGTAGGCACTGGGGCGCGACAGCCATCAGACGGGATCACTAAATATTCTTCTGACGGTACGTTGGTAGAATATAAAAACATTAGCTTTCCCGGCGAAAACTATGCGGCACGCGCCACTAGAATGAGCTGGGATTCTGATAATGGCTTGATTTATTGCGGCTTTCCCATTGGTAATTTAACAGGCCGCTTTTATGCTGTAGATTTTGATAGCGAAATTAAATCTGATGTAATGATTTGCCCGGAGCCTTCTGTCACCAGAATAGAAATAGACAATAATAATTTTACAGTTGAAGGCAGCATATTAACTCGCGTGGTTCAGCCAGACTTCCCTGGCGAAGAAGAGCTGAGAATTGAACGCTGGCGGTTGCCATCCATTGACCCTGGCGGCCAGCTTCTGTCTGAAGTGGTGCGCACACGACTTGAGCAATCAAGTTTGATAGAGCCTGCTGATATTGATGTGTCATTGCTGACTGATACTGTTACAGGGTACGCATCATCTGGCATTAAATCCATTCGTTCATCGCTTGCCCCGCTTGAGTCTGCATTCTCGTTTGACCTAATAGAGTCAGGTTATCAAATCAAGGCTGTGCCGCGTGGATTGTCATCTGTTATGACAATTGATTACAACGATCTTGATGCAAGGCGTGCAGGTTCTGCCCCTGGCCCTGCGTTAAAACATTCGCGCGAAATGGACTTAAAACTGGCAAAAAGGGTTGATATTGGTTATATCGACGCAGCCAGAAACTATGGAACTAATACAGATTCTTCAAGAGAGCGCGTTGGTTCTGATGCGGTCAACATCGAAACCTTTGAAATTCCTGTTGTGTTCACGCCCGATGAAATAGCGCAACTAGCACAAACAACGATTGACCGGCTTTGGTTGGAGCGTGATGACTACGCAGGGACATTGCCGCAAACTTACAGGGCATTGGAGGCTGCCGATGTTGTCACGATCACAACGCCTTATGCTGTGCTGGAATGGCGGCTAACGTCTGCCAACCCTTTGGCTGATGGTCGCGTTGACTTTACGGCCAAGCTGACTGCTGCTGCACTGTATACGCAAACCATTGAAGGTGGGCAGCGAGTTATTGGCGATACTGTTATCCCGTTTGCGTCAAAATCTGTGATGCACCTGCTCGATATACCACTGATTCGTGATGCTGATGATGTCCCTGGCTTTGTTGGTGCGTTGAACGGATCATCTTCAGGATGGCCGGGAGGCAGCATCATTCGCAGTGTGGATTCTGGCCAAACTTGGTCAAATCTTCAGGTGTATACAAGCCCGGTTACTGGCGGCATTTGCTCTGACTCATTGTCAGCACATGACTGCTTTGTGATTGATCGAGCAAGCGCGCTGACTGTGCGACCTTATAGTCTGGACATGGAAATATCATCTATAACTGAAGCACAAATGATGACCGGCAAAAATTATGCGGCTTATGGTTCAGATGCTAACGGTTGGGAGATAATACGCTTTTCAGCCGCAACATTGAATGCTGATAATACGATCACACTGAGCAATTTTCTGCGCGGCTTACATGGCACAGAATGGGTCACAGGCACGCATGTTGATGGCGACAAATTTATATTTTTGGCAGATAAAGATACATCATTCTTGGGTAGCAATATATCTGAGATAGGTACAGCCCGCCTTTACCGTGGCGTGACATCTGGAAAGAATATAGATTCTGCCGTTGATTATGAGTTCACATATAATGGAGTGAATAAAAAACCATTGTCTGTGGTGCAGGTCACAGGTTCAATTGATGGCTCTGATAACTGGAATATTGAGTGGCTAAGGCGTTCACGACTATCAAGCAGCGAATGGGTCACAGGGGTTGAAATTCCTGTTGGCGAGGATTCAGAAAGCTATTCTATTGATATAATGGATGGCGCAACAGTTGTGCGCACACTAGCAGCAACCACTGGGGCGGTTCAATACACCAGTGCAGACCAAGTGACCGATTTTGCAGGAAACCAAAGCACGATTGATATTAAAATTTACCAGATGTCTGCCATAGTTGGGCGCGGATATGTAACAGAGGCAACACTATAATGACAACGCCATATTTGGCAGCAACAGAAATCAGCGCGCTGCAAAAAGATCAGTACGCCACATCTAATGAATTAGACAGGGTTTTAGAGCAGGCCATTGCAGGCCGCATAACAATTGATTTTCCATCTGATGCCAACCACACATTGGTCACAACTGCTGGCTCTGAAGAATGGCGGGATAAATTCATCACGTTCACAGATGTGGCTGTGCCATTAACTGCAAATCGGGATGTAGTTTTCCCGGCTAATGGGCCGCTGTACATTGTCACCAACAACACTGGGTTCACCTTGACGCTCAAGATTAGCGGGGAAACCGGAGCCACCATTGCTGACGGTGTAACGGCTGCCTACTATTACAACGGCACCGATATGGCTGCACTGTAATACCCAAAAAGGGGCCGATTGGCCCCAGGTTTTTACTTTTATTAAATAACACTTCATTACGCGGGACATAGCCCGCGAAGGTCTTTGTTATAAAACTAGCCACACCACCCTTGTATGTGTTCGCTTGAATTTATTTGGGCTAGATGTAAATTATTATTAGATGGCAAACACTCTTCTTGCTCTATCCCTCTAACCACACATTCATCCTTATCAAAAACTACAAGTTCTGGGTCGCCTATGGTGTAAATTCCAAACCGATCAGGGGTGCTTAGTAAAAGTTTTTCAAGTTTTCTACACC